GAAATTGAGACTGCTATTGAGCAGGTGCGCAGTCCGTTGCACCGGCGTGTGTTGCGTCGGCGGTATTTGAACGGTGACACTTTTGAGAAGATCGCGGTGGACGAAGATATTACATACAATCACCTGGTCTCTCGCATTCACCCGCAGTCCCTGGATATGCTGGAATGTGAAAAATGAAAAAACCACTATGCAATGCATGTTGATGTTATAGTATGCAGGTTGCCGTCTGTGTTATAGTATAAACTGCCAAACAGATTGAAAGAGCGCTCCAAACGGTGCGCTCTTTGGCTTTTGCTTTTGTGCTTTTCCTTTCTTAAATGCGGTTACTACGAGGCCCATTTTCAGATGTGCTATAATTATGGTGAGCGAAAGGGGGGAAAACAAATACATGCGTAAACGCTCTGAAAAACCTTTAGGCAAGCAGCAGAAGAAAAATCGTGAAGTCCTGAAGTACGAAGAGATCAAGACAGAACTGACCAACATTTCTCCGGCAGAACGCCGGCGCAAACGCATTATGGCTGAGACGGATGTGAAATCCGCATCCAAATTCTTTAATGCGTCTATGGCAGCAGAGTTTTCTTTGATTGCGACTATGACTTCTTGGATCGTTGCACTTCACAATGACTGTAAAGGAGTGATAAGCTATATCGTCCTTGTCGTAGTGATCGTGGCCGCTATCGTTACATCAGTTGCTTTGTTGTTTACTTGGATAAAGAAAAATATCCATCTTGAAAAAACGGTACTAACGCTTGAGATACTGGATGAATTTTTTCCAAATAGCAAACAGAAAAAATAACAGCATATAATCCGTAATTATTACAAAGGAGGTGAGCAGTGTGGGTAAAGAGACCTTAACACCTAAACAAAGGTTGTTCTGTTATGAATATGTGCTCGACCATAATGGGAAACGGTCTTACCAGGCTGCTTACCCGAATTGTAAGGCGCCCGGGAGCGCAGAAAGCCAAGCAAGCCGATTGCTAAGAAATGATAAGGTAAAAAAATTTATCGCTGAGCTGGAAAAGCGAAAGCTGGACAAGTTGGATTTTACC